ATGCATGGGTGTCCGGCAATGCAAAGGTGTCCGGCAATGCATGGGTGTCCGGCAATGCAAAGGTGTCCGGCGATGCATGGGTGTCCGGCAATGCAAAGGTGTCCGGCAATGCATGGGTGTCCGGCAATGCAAAGGTGTCCGGCGATGCATGGGTGTCCGGCGATGCAATGGTGTCCGGCAATGCAATGGTGTCCGGCAATGCAGAGGTGTACGGCAATGCATGGGTGTCCGGCGATGCAATGGTGTACGGCGATGCATGGGTGTCCGGCAATGCAGATTACACAACTATTCATGGATTTGGTACTCAATTCCGTACCACTACGTTTTTTAGATGCAAAGATAAAAAGGTCAGAGTTGCATGCGGATGCTTCTTTGGGACTATTCCGGAATTCCGTGAACAGGTTAAAAATACAAGAAAAGGGAAAATTGCAGAAGAGTATCTGATGATTGCTGACCTTATGGAAAATCATTTTGAAAAATAAAGTGCTCCGAAGGAGAGCTGAAACCTCTCGCCTCGGAGCTGTAAACCACTAACCACACTAGCGGATTACAGGATAATCATATCATTTCTTCCTGTATTTCGCAAGAGAACAGGAGGATTTTTATGAAGAAAACCGAGGATAAAAAAGTGACAAATTTTGAAGAGTTCGAAACTTTCTATGCAGTTGAAGTTGTAAGAGAGGCAAAAAAGCAGACTCACAAATGGTTCTGCGCATGGATTGTAACCATGATTGCATTAATTCTTTCAAACGCTGCATGGATGTTTATTAAGTAAGAAAGGAGGAAAGACTGTGGCAATCAGATATACCACAGAGCAAAAGAAATACATCCTTTTAAAAGGCAATATTGCAAAAAGGATGGAGGCCGAGCGAGTAAGTGATGCACAGATGGCAGCAATTACCGGAATGGCAGAAAACACTTTCCGTAAAAAGCGAAATAAGCCAGAAACATTCACGTATCCGGAACTGCGGCATATTTTTATTCGATTGAACTTCCCTAACGAGGAAATATTGGAGGCTTTGACATGAAAGATTGGATAGACTCCATTCTGATTGGAGGGATAGCAACGTATCTTCCGTTCTGGACCTGGGACAACAGCCGTGACCAGATCATGGGAGCGTTGGGACTGATCGGAGCTGTGTACATAGCAAGGACGTGGAAAGAATGGACATGCTAGACATGCCAACTAAAAAAGGATCCTCAGAGCTGCAACTCAAATAAGGATCCAAGACAATATATTTCTTCTCCATTGTAGAAGGAAAGAAACCAAAAGTCAATACAAGGAGGAAATTATGAACGAAGAGAAAATCAGAGAAATATTTGATTTGTGTCTGAGAGTTTCAAGTGAAACAACGGCGCATGTGAATTTTGACTATACGGCGTGTGACGACATATCCAGAGTTTATATTTATGTATTTAATGATGCAGGGGAGATCGTAAAGCATTTTTCAGTGTGCCAGTTTTACGAATTTCCGTCTGAAGCTGGAAGTTTTGAGGGTGCGAAGAAATGTCTTCTGGAACTTCTTATCAATGGTAGGTGTCCATTAAATGAATCTTGAAGAGTTAAAACTGCTTCCAAAATGGGACATGGTTCTGGCAGTGAATGTGTTATTAGAGGAACTCAATAAGCGCGATACACCAATTGTCGATTGGGAGAACCCAGATATGTTTATCGATCATCTTGAATATCATGCCGCTGATTCCATTCAGAACGGTAAGATAGTTCCAGGTATGGGGGATAAGTCAGACGCGATCTATTGTTTTTTTAAACAGTTAAAGGAGCCAATCTATGAACGAGAGGATTCAGGAGATTCTGAGGCTGATTGACGTACAGCTTGCCACTCCGTCCGATAACTACATTGACGAGAGTTACAAGGCAAGGACATTGGCAAGCTACGTACAAGCCTTAAATGGGCTTTTAACGGCTCAAAAATCATATAAGGAGGAAAGTATCAATGAGTGATTTTGAAATCCGTATTCCGGCGAGAAAGAAACAGCCTGCAACTGATAAGGATAATCCGGTCGTGAAAGTATCAACAGACGCATACAACGCACTGGTTGAGATTTATAACGAATCAACTTTATCTATGAAAGATATCGCAAGTTTGTAGTGTATGACAAGGAGGAATAACAATGGCAACACCAGTATTGATTATTGGAAAATCTGGATCCGGCAAAAGTACTAGTCTTAGAAACTGTCAGAATTCCGATTGGAACCTTATCAGAGTATTAAATAAGCCGCTTCCGTTCAAAGGAAAGATTGACGGATGGTTTACAGATGATTACCAGCAGGTAATGAAATGCCTGATTGCATCAAAAGCGGATTCTATTGTGATTGATGATGCTGGATATCTTATCACCAACCACTTTATGAGAGGACACGCTTCTGCCGGAAAAGGCAATGCAGTATTTTCACTTTACAATGACATTGGTGATTATTTCTGGAATCTTATCCAGTTTATAGTTACGAAAGTACCGCAGGACAAAATTGTATATATGATGATGCACGAAGAAAAGGATGATTCTGGAGATGTGAAACCAAAGACCATAGGAAAGCTACTTGATGAAAAAATTTGTTTGGAAGGTCTTTTTACCATCGTTCTTCGCTGTATTGAAGAAAGCGGAAAACACTTATTTGTCACTCAGTCCAGCCAGGGAGCAGTAAGTAAGTCTCCGATCGGAATGTTTGACAGTTTAACTATTGATAATGATCTCGCAGAAGTAGACAAGATCATTAGAGACTATTACGAATTAGGAAAAGGAGAAAACAATAATGCAGAAACCAAATAGCTATGACACAACACAGGCAGCAGGAGAATTTGAACCGATTGCTCTTGGCGGACACAAGATGGTTATTAAGCAGGTATCAGAGAAAAAATCCCAGGGTGGGCTTGATATGCTCGTTATCTTGTTTGATTTCGCAGAAGAAGACGAACAGGCAGGGTACTTTATGAAGCAGTTTGAGAATGATATCCGTCCAGACAAGAAATATCCGAATGCCGGCACTAACTATATGGTTATTGACGAGAGTGTAGATTATGGTGTCCGTAACCTTAAAACATTTATCACATGCGTAGAAAAGTCAAATCCAGGCTTTGCTGTTAAGTGGAGTGACAATTTTGGGCAGCAGTTCAAAGGCAAGTTGATCGGAGGCATCTTCCGTCTGGAAAGGGACTGGTACGATAACAAGGAAGTAAAACGGCACAAACTTGCATGGTTCCGCAGTATTGAGGGAATTAAGGATGCAGATATCCCGGAAGAGCGCACTACAAAAGCCTATGACGATCATCTGAAAGAAGAAGCTATCATGGGAGCTAATCCGGCAGGTACGGACTTTATGAGTATTCCAGACAGTGTACAGGAAGAACTTCCGTTCAATTAAAAGGATGTGTTTTTAATGGTTATACAAGTAGACACAAGGGAACATAAATCAGAATGGGAACGGATTCAGAATCAGTTTGACAGCCTTGAAGTACAATATTTCCGATCAAAGTTATACTGCGGAGACTATCAATCTTTGGACAATGCAAAGCTCTGTATTGACCGCAAAAAGGATTTGCAGGAGTTATGCGGAAATGTCTGCCAGCAGCACGAAAGATTCAAAGCAGAGCTTATCAGAGCGCGTGAAGCAGGTATTCAGCTGATTATCCTATGCGAACACGGACCAGATATCAAATCAGTTGGTGATGTGTATTTTTGGGAGAACCCAAGAAAACACAAGGTTATCTGGAGGACGATAAACGGCAAAAAAGTAAAAACTGTGATATCTGACAAGGCTATTGATGGCTGTCAACTATACAAATCTCTCTGCACAATCAGAGATAAATACGGTGTCCGATTTGAATTCTGTACAAAAGAAGAGACTGGACGGCGAATCGTGGAGTTGCTGACATGACGAAAGAAGAAATTAAACAGTCAGTGAAAATGTCGGAGATCCTTTCCAGGTACGGACTAAAGCCGAATAGAGCAGGATTTATATGTTGCCCTTTTCACAAGGAAAAGTCAGCTTCATGCAAGATTTATGATGATTCCTTTTACTGCTTCGGCTGCGGAACTGGCGGTGATGTGTTTGATTTTGTGATGCAATACGAATCCGTCCCTTTTAGTACGGCGTTTATTGAGCTGGGTGGCACTTATATCTCTAAAAAAGGCAAAAGTCGCAACCAGATCAGACATGAAGTACGAGATATCAAATCAAAAAAATGCAATCCCGCTCAGGATCCTAATGAGCTTGAGCAGGTAGAAAAGAACATACTTATGTACGAAACAGCACTAAAAGCGTTCCCTCCTGATTCAGAAGAGTGGTATATTTGCCAGTTTAATCTCGAAAAAGAAAAAAGCAGATACGAAATATTATCAGCTAAGTCAGGATGTGAGAAAAATCTTTGAAAATATTGAAAATTTACAAGCACAAGACTTTATGGAAAAGCAATTGTATGAAGAGCTTTTTTCAGTAAAAAGTAAAATTGACCGCTCAGAAATCAAATTTAAGCTGATGGACCGGGCAAAAAGTGTGAAAGCGAAGCATATAGCTGAAGAGTTCATAAAGGAATTCCAGAAAGTAGAACAAGAAAAGGAAAAAGAAGAAAAAGCAAATCGCTCCATGCAGCTGGTTGAAAATATCACAAACTTTTATCCTGATTCTGTTGATAAGGAATATCCAAACATGGCTTGCGGCAGCTGGATAGCTACAGAGAACGGAATTTTTTCTTCCGAAACATCTAAGGCAAGAGAACTTGTATGCCACCACCCAATCATACCGATTCGCCGGTTGAAAAATATTGAAACAGGTGAAGAACAGATCACGGTGGCTTTTAAAAGGGATGGATATTGGACAGAAATAACTGTTCCCAAAATTGACATTGTGACTTCCAGGGCGATAACTAATCTTGCAAGGTTCGGTGTGCAGGTCAACTCGGAGAATGCAAGGCTTCTCGTGAAATATCTGGCGGACGTTGAAATGTACAATGCCGATATGATCGACATACAGCACTCTACAAGCAAATTAGGGTGGCATGGAAATGTATTCGTACCTTACGACCTTTCAATCGTTTTTGATGGCGAATACCGTTTTAAAACACTATTCCAGAGTATACAGGAAAGTGGAGATTACTTCAAGTGGGTGACTCTAGCTAAACAGCTGCGGTCGTGCGGACGATTAGAGCCACGAATAGCACTTGCAGCATCTTTTGCAAGCGTGCTTGTGCAACCACTTGACGCACTGCCATTCATTGTGGACTTCTACGGACAGACGGGCGGTGGAAAGACGGTAACAATCAATATAGCTGCTTCTATTTGGGGGAATCCGGCACCAGGAGCCTATGTTGGAAATTTTCGATCAACAGATACATCATTGGAGACCAGGGCAGATATGCTTAATAATTTTCCGATGATCCTCGATGACTCGAAGAACGCTTCTCAGTATATTCGGGACAACTACGAAACATTGATCTACAATCTCTGTTCCGGCAAAGGAAAAGGAAGGTCAAATAAGGACCTCGGAGCAGCTAAGGAAAATACATGGAGTAATGTGACTATTTGCAACGGTGAGAACCCTATTTCGGAATTTGCAGATTCCGGCGGAGCTATCCACAGAATTATTGAAATTGAATGTTGCGAGGATATTTACGAGAATCCAGCAGAGATTAACGGCATTGTCGTGAAGAACTACGGCTTTGCTGGAAGAGTGTTCGTTGGAAATCTCAAACAGTTCACATCGGATGATCTGAAAGAAATGAAAGCCGAAATTGAGAAAGGTTTTGACGGATATGACTTTCCAGCAAAGCAGGTAATGGCAATATCTACACTTCTGCTGGCTGACAAATTAGCTACAGATTTCATATTTAAGGATGGACGTGAGCTGACGGTCGAGGACGTTGTAGACATACCTACACGCAAGAAAGATGTATCAGAAGGTCAGAGATGCTATGAATTCATTCTTGAAAGTCTCTCAGTGTACGGGCAGCACTTTGATGCGCAATTTAGCTGTGACCAGTGGGGATTCAAGGAAACGCCAGATGAATATGGAGATGTATATGTATATTTTTATCCGAAACCTCTTGAAAATCTTTTGAAGAACAATGGATTCTCCAGAAAAGCCTTTTCGGCCTGGGCGATCAACCGTGAGTTAATTAAACATACTGGGAAGAGAGATACGGTACTAAAAAGAGACGGTGGAAGTGTAATGAGGCTTATTGCAGTAAAGATTGTTGATATAAAAAGTCTCGAAAACGAGCAGGAAAATGAGGTTATTGAAACTGGTTTTCTGCCAGCTGATGCCGAAACAAATGTCCCGTTTTCATAATTTGTAACCATGTAACCGTTGTAACACGAAAAAAAACGTCCTATAGGAGAAAGTTTGAGAGTGTATAAAAAACATATGCTCTAGTGATTCTCCTATACAAAAACCTTGGTTACATTGGTTACACGGTTACATACCTCTGAAACCCGCATAAAATAAGGGTTTTTGGCGTAACCAATAGGTTGAAAAAGTCGGTTACACATGGGTTACAAAATTAAAAAGTATATACAATTAGATTTATTATAACAAAATTAATTGAATATTGCAAAAATATTTAGTTGACATAATTATTATAAGGAGTGGTTACAAAATGAAAAAAGACGATCTCAATAAAAAGCAGAGATATGCATTAGACACGATGCTGTCTGGTAGTAATGTTTTTCTGACAGGTGATGCAGGAACAGGCAAGACAACGGTTATTCAGACATTCATTGATGAGGCGGAAAAAGCTGGTAAAAGTGTTCTGGTATCTGCTACTACTGGAATAGCTGCGGACAATATCGGATACGGGGCGACTACCGTACATCGTGCATTGAATATCTCAATCAAATTTGAGGATTACAAGAAAAAAGTGAAATCCAGAGCTGAACTGTTGAAGGAAGCGGATATTCTTATTATTGACGAGATCAGCATGTGCCGATTTGATTTATTTAACATGATTGCAAAGACAATTATCACGGAGAATGAAGAGAGAGCCGTTAACAGACTTTTGAGCGGAGAGGATAAAGAAGACGTTCAACTGATCGTAATTGGGGATTTTTACCAGCTTCCACCGGTTATCACAACAGATGACCGTAAAATTCTCTGCCGGATGTATGGATCTGATTATGGAAAGGGCGGAAAGTACGAACACGGATATGCTTTCATGTCTGAATACTGGAAAGAAATGGGGTTTGAATACATCAAACTTGATGAGGTATGCAGACAGAATGATGAGGGATTTAAATATGTTTTGAACGATATCAAATATGGCAACAATATTAGAAAATCCATTGCATATCTGGAAAATAACGAATCAGACAAGGTTATACCAGAAGCACCGTTTCTGGTCGGAACAAATGCTGAAGCTGATCGGATTAATAATACTTTTCTCGGAAAACTGGATAAAAAGACCGAAAAAGTGTTTCATGCAGCAGTTGACGGAGAATTAACGTCTGCTGATATTAAGAACATTGCATTTGCCAGAGAGGACTTAATTCTTAACATCGGTGCAAAAGTGATGATTACAGTCAATGATCTGTCTGGAAACTACGTCAATGGAACGATTGGCATCATTCAGAAAATTGTGGATAACGGAGAATTTGAAGAATCCTATCTGGTTATCAAGACTGATAAGGGTAAAACAGTTAACTTGTACAGATACAGTAAAGACATTGAGAAACAGGTTATCGAGGAATCTGAGCAGGAAAAAGACGGACAGAAGATCGTAAAAGAGAAGATTGTCCGTAAGAAAGTCGGATCATTCTCACAGTTCCCGGTAAAGCTTGCTTGGGCAATCAGTATTCATAAATCACAGGGACAGACATTTGAGAAAATCAACATTGATCCTTGTTGTTGGGATCCAGGACAGTTCTATGTGGCTGTTTCACGTGCGAAATCCGCTAATGGAATACATTTTATCAGACCGATAAAGCAAAGCTATATAAAGGCTTTTAACAAGGATAACGAGCGACTTCTTGAACGGAGTTTTGAGGTAGAAGAAGGTGCATAAGTATGAGAGTGATACACGAGCAGATACCGAACACGATAAGATTTTTGCAAATTGATTTTCCGGCACTGGTTCTCCAGACTGCCGGAATCGAAGAAAGTGATGAATACTGGGCGCAGGTGATAGAACAGACACATATTGTGTCAGAGAAGTACCAGAAAAACGGCTTCGTGGATCATATGTTGTTCGCTTACGTTGATTACCTTGAAAAAATGTACAACAAATCCAAAGAACTGAGAAAGGAGCGTGAGAAAAATGAGCAGTAAGTTAAAAGTCAAGAAAAAGACCAGATTTCCTGTTCAGACTTCTAATTATGCAGCCCAGGCGTTCGGGCGTTCAATGCAGATCTGTTATAGACAGATAAAAGACGTAGAGCAGCAAGCCTACGAGGATGGATTCACTGTTGGTGAAGATTGGAACAATACGATCAACACTGTCACTACCATGATGGCTCTGAGGCACTTATATGGCTTTTCTACGAAGCGTTTGCTTGATGTGATAAGAACTGCCAATGAATACGTTAAAATGGCAAATGAGGGCAAAATGAGCGTTCTGAGCATGATACAGGACATTGAAGAGAACACAGATGTAAGATTTGACGAGATGAATAAGAATCTGGTTAAGAAGATGGGAGTTTAAAATCATGTATCACTGCACAATAGCGTGTCAGTTGCTTACATGGGGAAAGTGAGGATGGAAATGGAATTCAAAAGTAATGCAAACTATAACGAAGAACCTAAAACTGGAAGTATTTTCACCTTGAAATATAATTCTTTAGGAATCGTTATCCACAAATACGTTGGTTGCGGAGATGCACTGTTTCTTAACTGTAGTGCATTTGATATTTTAGTCCACGATCTTGGAACAGAGGATTTTAACGAAGCTGTCAGTAAAACAAAAGAAATTATCATGCGTGAAGTTAATAAAATCAGAGAGGATTCATACAGATTTTACAGTGATAATAATATTGAGATTGTCAGATATTAGGAGGACGCAAAATGTTAATCAGAAGTCAGAATAAGATGTCTCTGGTAAAGTTTAAGAATATTGTTATAAACATCAATAATATCAGCGGCAAAGAAATCATTTGCTGGAGCCAGATGAATCCGGGAGAAGATGAGTATATTTCATTGGGTCATTATTCCACCAAAGCAAAAGCCATGAAAGTACTGGATATGATTCAGGAAGCCTATGTAAATGGACATATTGATTATCAGATGCCAGCGGACAGTGAGGTGGAAGTATGAAAAGATCTGAAACAACAAAATTTCTTAGCAGATTGTTGGAAAAAAGCCGTTTTTCTGGCCCAGGTAAATACTGGGCTAGAGAAGTAAGCCTTGATTATGGCTACGCAGCAGGAAAGCCAAGAAGAGTAGATTACATGCAATTTATTCCGGAAAATCAGTGCTCTATTTCAGCAATCGAAAAAGGAATATTTACCTGTTATGAAATAAAAAGTTGCAAAGAGGATATTTACAGCGGAAATGGATTAAATTTTATTGGTGAAAAAAACTACCTTGTGACAACAATGGAGTGCTACAAAGAGATTTTACCTGATTTAAAAAATGGAAAATTTGCCCAACATATACGTGAGAATTTTCCGGAATGTTACGCGGAAATAGGTAACATGGGAGTAATGGTTGCAGTTCCGTATCAGAGAGATGTTGCAGAAGAATTTGAAAGCCCAACACCACTAGGTGAAGATGTGGAGAAATGGAGATTATCAGTTATTTTGAAGTGTGGACACAATGGTTCAAGAAAAAGATCCATGACAGAACTGTTGTTTTGCATGGTAAGAAGCGGGCATTGAGAAAGGATGGAATAATATGATACATATCAAAGAAAGATTAATGCAGTACGCGGATAAATATTCGGGCTGCTACAAATACGCCGGGGTGTATGTCAAAGTTATTCAAGATATGATTGAGCAGCTTCTGGCTGACCTGGAAGAGGACGAGAAAGAAAATGGTTGGATTCCTGTTAGTGAGAGATTACCGAAAGACGGAACATATATCACTACTTTAGACGGAGAGCTTGTCGGACAGGAAGAACCATTCACGGGAATGTGCGGTATCGAAAAAGGAAAATGGGATGATGAAGACTGTGTTATTGCCTGGATGCCACTTCCAGAACCATATAAGGAGGACTAAATGGGAAGATGTAAATTAGTGTGTCCAGACGGTGAAATAGAGTGCTGTATCTGCTGTGAGAAACAAGGCGGTTGCGATAGCCGGTGCGACATGATGGATAGCTACGAATACGCAGAAGATTGCGAAGATTATGTTGAGGAGGATGAGCCATGATTACATTCTTATTAGGATTCACCCTTGGAACCATATTCGGAGTGGTTGGTCTTGCATGTGCAGCGATCATGTACGACAAGCACCACCCAGACGATTAGAAAGGAGAACAGTATGCTGACAAGGAACAAAAAACTGAAAGACTACGGTATTCCGGCAGAGGACATTGAAAAACTGAATACGATGCTGAAAGACTTCCCGGCAGAGTATGGATACCTGCTTACCGGTGCTGCCTTGTCAGCTTGCCCGAAAAACACGGTGATAGCGGATATGGTTATTGAGAATATCTTGCACCGGAAAAGTTACAGGAAAATCAGCAGAGAAAGATATATCCCGATGAACCCGAAAGATTTCTATGGATACAGACGCAAGACCGTCGCTGTACTGTATGAGAGAATGCGGTTGTTGGGAGTGTGGGAGGATGAGTAAATGAAGTTAATTGATTTAATATCAGCAATTGGCGGCGATCCTGAAAGTGAAGATAAAATTCAGATATGCCATCCGGGTAGAGGATGGGAAGATTACGATACATTCAATGCCGGTTCGAAGCTGCTGAAACCATTTTATGACTTAGAAATAAGCTGTCTTTCTGCAATAGGAACGGATGTGATCAGAGTTGATTTGGCTTTTGATGAGAAAGAGGGTTGTGATTGAATGAGCAGACTGATTGATGCAGACGAATTAATCAAATACATCAAAATTTGGGAAATTGGCACAAGCATTAGCTCTGACCAGAAGGAGTTTATTGATTGTGTTAACAGACAGCCGACAGCTTTTGATGCGGATAAGGCTATTAGCGAATTGGAAAGAGATAAATTCATTGAATCAGAATGTATTTTATCTGATGTGCATCAAGGATACAATGCTGGACTGAGCAGGGCAATCGAAATCGTGAAAGGCGGTGGAGTTGAATGAGAGAAATTCTTTTCAAGGCAAAGCAGATTGATAATGGTGAATGGATAGAAGGAAGCCTCATAGATTTAGACATTGACAGCGGATATTGTTATATTGTTCAGCCGTATAAAAAAGCGAGTATATTGCCAATCATCTTTTTAATAACAGACAGAATGAAATTGGTTGATCCAGAAACCCTCTGCCAGTTCACAGGACTTTGCGACAAGAACGGGAAGAGAATTTGGGAAAATGACATTTTGATGGCACACTTGGACGAATCCTACCCGGAAAATGTGACATATGAAACTGTTGAATGGAATGTTGCCGGATGGGTAGGGCGCGAAACTGATAGTATAGGCAGACAATATCTTGATAAATTCGATCTGGAACATTATGAAGTAGTTGGAAACATTTTCGACAATCCAGAGTTGTTACAGGAGGAACACAAATGAGTAAATCAGTATTAGTGATAGATACGCCAAAATATTGTGCTTTATGCGTTTTACGCAGTGGAGTGCTTCACCCGTTCTGTAGAGTAAACAATAGAGATATTACAGATTTGAGTATTAGACCTGATTGGTGTCCGCTGAAGCCACTGCCGGAGAAAATGAAAGTAACTGGGCTTTATAACGGCGAGTATTTCAAAGCGGGAGGCAAACTACCGAGCTATAAGATCGGTTGGAACGATTGTATTGATGAGATTACAGGAGGAAACGCAGATGATTGACTTAAAAAATACATGTGTTCTGGTCAGGACAAAAGAAGAAAACGAAATGCTTCTCAAAGAAGCTGAGAAACAGGGATTTCGTTGGTATTTAAGAGACTATTGCGAGCCATTACAAGCACAATATTTTCCAGACATTTTAAGATTTTATGAATATAATATAACTTATGCGGCAAGTGTCAGATCAGACTTTGCTTTCTATGAGGCATCAGAACTCCTCGGGACAAAAGAAATGTCTGCAAGAGAATTTGCTGAACGGATTGCAGATGTAAGCAATTGTTGCGAACGTGAATGTATAGGATGTGTGTTGGACAACAGGAATAATAAGTGCAACACGGATTTGTGCAATACACGTAATTGGGAAAATAATATAGATGAACTTCTTGAAATTGCAAAAGTAGGAAAAGGGACAGTTCCTACACCGGAAGAGAAAGCAGTTGAAGATATTGAAAAATTTATTGAGAATCCAGAGATTGATGATGAAGAGGAAATTAATATAAAACCAGAAGAAGCAAAAGACATATTATCCGATATGAGAGACCAGCATTTATGTTTCATTGAAAGTTCTGAAAACAAAGATGAATGGCAGAAAAAATATCTCAAGGAAGCATGGGCGTGTGATTCCGGAGCAAAAGCATTGGAAAAGCAGATTCCATGCAAACCTGAAGAATATGTTCCAGATTTTCCGTACAATATATTTTCCACTCAAAAATGTGCGAAATGCGGAACACCTGTTATTGGTAAAAAAATAAGCAAGTACTGTTCTGAATGCGGGCAGAAAATTGACTGGGGAGAGGAGTGATTAAATGGATTTTAATACAGCAATGGCGAAATCAGTAGCATGGGCCAGTACATCATTTGCCGTAATAGCGGCACTCAGTTATACAAAAGAACCGTTATGCTTAATGGCATTAGTTCTTCCGCTGTTTGTTGGATTACTTGCACATTAATGAGAAGGAGTTGATAATCATGTTGGACAATCCTACACTTGAAATTGACAGAGAAAAGAACGAAGTTACGATAAAATGTAATGGGGATACTATAAAGTTCAAAGATGATAATGTGGAAGTGACCAGGGCGAGCAAAAACATGATGTTTAAACCACCAGAAATAACACCTCAGCTCGCCATATCAGCATTTGCAGTACTACATCAATATTGCAACTCAATCAGTCCACATGATTGCATCAGATGTGCATTTTACGAGCATTGCCCGGAATGCTTCATGGGATGCCCGGGAGATCAGGGCGAGGTAATCAGAAAATTACAAAGCAACGAATAAAATTAGAGAGTCGGTATTTACCGGCTCTTTTTTAGCACAAAATTCCTCAAACATGTACCACAACTTTTCCACTGACCTGTGATAGAATATACTCAGAAGCGTTACTATGGGATTTTATAGCCAGAAATGAGGTGATGATATGGCGAACTTAAAATTAGTTACAAGAAAACTCCAAAAAGCTATATTATCCACCGGATTAATCATAAAAATCGGAACATCGCAATTCTACAGCCATGAACAGGAACGATTGATAACAGTAACAATTATATCAACGCCAGTGTTTAGACCAACAAAACGTGGTGAATGGAAAGATTGTGATTACGAAATACTCCGAACTGCATCCCAGTATGATGTAGTCATGTGCCTAAAAGAAATATGGGAGGCAGTCAGAAAATGAGGATGGACAGAGGTGATTAGATGAACTTAACGCCTAAACAGGAAGCGTTTGCACTTGAATATATAAAGAATGGCGGGAATGCATCTGACGCCGCAAGGAAAGCTGGATACTCTAATGGAATCATTAGAAACGCGACAAAAAAACTGTTGGAAAAAGGTTGCATTTCCGCATATATAGCCGAAAAACAGTCTCTCATTGAAAAACAAAAAGGCACTGACATCATGTCTCTGGCAGAAATTCAGCAGCGCCGCTCCATGATCGCAAGAGGTGAGCTGACTGATTCATTCGGATTTGCTCCGGATTTCTCCGATCAGCTGAAATCCATGAATGATCTGGAAAAGACGCTTGCCATAAAAGAAGCCAGAGAAGAACAGCAGAAAGCAGAAGAAAAAGCTAGATTGCAAGGTGAATACCATATTGATCTGAACATTGTCCCGGACGTATTTCATAAAATGATTAGGGATATTCGAGCAAAGAAACATAGTGAATACATTCTTCCTGGTGGACGTGGTTCCATGAAGTCCTCAACTATATCTCTGATTATACCGGAACTGCTGAAGAATAATCCGAACATGCACGCTCTGATTCTGCGAAAAGTCGGAAACACTATCAAAGATTCTGTTTACGCTCAGATGAAATGGGCTATTGATAAATTAAATCTAAATGAGGAATTTGTGTGCAAGGTATCTCCTATGGAGATTACGTATAAGCCTACTGGACAGAAGATTTACTTTCGTGGTGCTGACGATCCATTAAAGATTAAGTCTATCAAGCCAGAGTTTGGATATATCGGTATTGTCTGGTTCGAGGAGTTAGATCAGTTTTCTAATCCAGAAGAAATCCGAAATATTCAACAGTCTGCTATTCGTGGTGGTAATGAAGCATATAAATTCAAGTCATTCAACCCGCCTAGGAGTAAGAATAACTGGGCGAATGAGTATACGGCAGAAGCGGAAGAAAAAGACGAAAATGTAATGGTTGTGCATAGCACTTACCTTGATTTGGGAATCGAACAGGAATGGCTTGGAGATGTATTCCTTGCAGATGCCGAACATCTAAAAGAAGTAAATCCAGATGCTTACGACAATGAGTATTTAGGCCATGCTAACGGAAATGGTGGAAATATCTTTGAATACATCGAAGAAAGAACTATCACGGATGAAGAAATTAGTCACTTTGACAGAATTTATCAGGGCGTTGACTGGGGCTGGTACCCGGATAAATATGCTTTTTCCAGAATCTATTATGATTCCGCCAGAGAAACAATCTATTTTATTGACGAGATTTACGAAAACAAAAAATCAAATGAATGGACTGCGAATGAAATTAAGCGAAGACAGTACGATGATTACGAAATTACTTGCGATTCTGCCGAGCCTAAATCAATCAATGATTACAGAGATTCAGGACTCCCAGCAAGAGGAGCAATCAAAGGACCGGGAAGCATTGAGTATTCTATGAAGTGGCTGCAAAGAAGAAAGCTTGTGTTTGACCCAAAAAGAACGCCAAATGCTTGCAAAGAGTTCAAGAAATACGAATACGAACGTGATAAAGATGGAAATATTTGCAGTGGATATCCGGACAAGGATAATCATTTGATAGATTCTGTCCGGTATGGCTCAGAATCGTTGTGGAGAAGAAGGGGGCACAGTGCATAATGTGTAAATTTTGTGATAATTTAGCTTCTTACAAAGAATACTATGATAATCCAGAACGCAAGAAGAACAAATATATATACGGATGCATGTTGTACATGTACATGAAAGACCGAAAAGGAAGCATTACTTCCAGACCGTTTGACCTTAATTATTGTCCGATGTGTGGAAAGAAGATAGCGACAGGTGACTAAATGGGACTTATAACAACACTAAAAAGGTGGTTTAACATGATTTTCAAAAAACAAGCCGAAGAGGACTTTAATATTCAGGCGGCAGAATTTCCAGAAATGGAATCACTGATTAACCGGTGCGCGAACATTTACAGGGGAGTTCCGGAGTGGTTAGATGATAAGAATAATATCAAGACGATCAATTTTGCAAAATCCGTCTGCTCAGAAACAGCCCGGCTCGCAACCCTGGCGATTGGCATTCAGATAGATGGTTCTGCAAGGGCAACATGGTTACAAGAGCAGATCGATAAAGTGTATTTCCAAATCCGGCACTGGGTAGAATATGGCTGTGCTTATGGAACCGTGTTCATTAAGCCGAACGGCGAGAGCCTCGATGTGTTTACTCCGGCAGATGTGATGATTGTGGATTACGATAATCAGGGAATCAAAGGGATTATATTTAAAGATTCGTATACAGTTGGGCGAAAATATTATACACGACTTGAATATCATAGGTTCGTTGAGACTACAATAGATGGCGTGACAACTTATCCGTACTATGTTTCAAACAGGGCTTATGTATCAAAATCTCCTCAAAGCATCGGAGACAAGATTGACCTTAAACAGACCAAATGGGCTGACCTAATGGCAGATACGCCGCCGATTCTTAAGGCGAACGGGGAGAAGTTGGACGGACCTCTGTACGGAGTTCTACGGACACCACAGGCGAATAACGTGGATATTAACGCACCATTGAGTTTGCCAATATTTGCCGAAGCTATCGAAGAGTTAAAAGACCTCGATATTGCATACAGCAGGAACGCCGGAGAGATTTTTGATTCGCAGAAGATTGTCTTGGCAGATGATAGACTGCTGATGCCAAGCGGTACACCTGTAGCAGCCATGTCACCGCAGGGTATGGAGAACAGACGTAATGAGATGAAATTACCGCACTTTGTCAAGAATGTATTCGGGCAGGATGAGAAAGAGTTCTATCAGGAAATCAATCCAATTCTCAACACAGATACCCGTATAAGCGGAATAAATGCCATTTTAAGCCAGTTGGGATATAAGATCGGATTTTCTAACGGGTACTTTGTATTTAACGAATCTAGCGGTATACAGACGGCTACAGGAGTAGAAGCAGAACAGCAGAGGACAGTGCAGTTCATTAAAGACGTTCGAGACAAACTGGAATCCTGTCTGGATGAAGTTATTTACGCACTGAACGTTTACGCTGACCTGTACGGACTTGCACCTGTTGGGGCTTATGAAGTCAATTATGACTTTGGAGATATTCTGTATGTACGTGAAAACGACCGTGCAAGATGGTGGCAGTATGTGACCACTGGTAAGGTTCCGGCATGGTTGTATTTTGTAAAATTCGAGGGAATGACAGAGGATGAAGCGAAAGCAATGGTCAAAGAAGCTCAGCCAGACGAACCAACATTATTCGGAGAGGAGTAAAAAGATGGCAGATACGTTCAAGGGAATAATCACAGCAGACGGAAAGAAGAGACAGTTGCCTTATAGAAATGTTATCGAAACGCCCGTGTTTGATGAAACATTGTCCATACAGGGAGCATTTGCCGACTCCAAAGCCGTAGGCGACAAATTCAAAGAAGTAAAGGCGGAAACTAATTCACTAAAGGAAGATTTATCCAACAAAATTACAAAGTTCTACGCATCGAATCAGGGTGAAACTCATATTGCCGATTCTGACAATGGCAAGATTCAAGATATGATGATATATGGCAAATCATCACAGGATGGAACGCCAACGCCAGAGAATCCAGTTGAGATTAAGAGCGTTGTGAATCCGACTATGAAGGTGTGTGGGAAGAATTTGCTAAATGCTACTTTGCAGACTACTACAGTGAAAGGTGTTACTTGTACTGCAAATGGAGATGGAACGTATACGTTGAATGGAACCGCTACAACGATAACAACATTTGATATTGCACAGGACGTGTCTTGTAGTTCATTTAGACTTGTAGGGTGTCCAGTTGGGGGAGCTCATGATGCGTCTTACGAATTACAAGCAAGAACTGATAATTTGATTTATGGATATGATACAGGTGATGGTAAAAATATAAAAGCTGATGAAAATTTTTTCATAAGAATTAGAATAAATGCTGGAACTACCTGTAACAACCTCATCTTCAAGCCAATGATCGTAGATGCCGAGAAATACCCAGATGCCACCTACGATGATTTCGAACCCTACCGTGAACAGACCGTCACCCTCCCATACACATTAAATGCAATCCCTGTAAGCTCAGGCGGTAACGTCACAATCGGCGGACAGCAGTATATTGCAGATTATGTGGATGTGGAACGGGGGAAATTGGTGAGGATGGTTGATTCTTCTAAGTTAGATAATACACAATCTATTGTAAACAAAACCGAATGGTTGTTAGCAGAATCACAAGAAATTGACCTTACCACAGAAGAAATTACCGCATTTAAAGCACTTACAACATATTATCCAACTACAAACATCAGCGTTAATAGCGAACAGCTTGACGGATATACAGCATTTAACTATCCAATAAGCATGGCAAATGGGTGGAATTATGTCAAAAAGCAACTTAACGATAACCGAGATTATATCTATGACATGGATATACAATCAGCAGAAGCCTATGTCAACAGTGAATATGCAGTAGCATTAACAGAATTGGAGGTATGACATATGTTATATAGAACACTCAAAAAACTCAAAGAAAGAAACGGTCTCACAGACGACCTCAAGAACAAGATTGACGTATTTTTTGCAGTTGGGAGAATCACAGAGGAGCAGTACAATGAGTTGATGGATATTAATAAGGAAGAAGAACCGAAAGTGTAAACTAATTAACTAAAAGGCGCGGGGCTTTATTTAACCAGTAAAAAGTCAAAACATGTACCACAACACTTATCGAAAGAGGTGATATACTATGCTTAGTCCAGAATATTTACGCCGGATAACAGAGGGCAGCGAACAAATTGCCGAAGAGCTACATCAGTATATCATCTCTGAGATTGTGTCGAGAATGGTGGCAAGAATCGGCAGAGGTGAAGATTATATTCTGACTAATGCCGATGCGTGGAGAATCAGAACACTACAGGAATCGGGTGAGCTGCTAGAGGACATTCTGGCAGAATTATCCAGATACACCAAACGCGAACAGCAGGAACTTCTTGAAGCGTTTGAAGATGCAGGAATCACTGCAATGAACTATGATGATAAGATATACAAGGCGGCAGGATTAAGCCCTGTACCACTCGAACAGTCGCCAGCTATGATAAGACTCATGGAGCGAAATATGCTTGCGACTATGGGTGAGTGGAAGAACTTCACGAGAACAACTGCAAGTGCTGCTCAGGCGTTGTATATCAACCAGTGTGACCTTGCATACAATCATGTGATGACTGGGGCAGTTGGCTATACGAAAGCCATCAAAGAGGCAGTTAATAACGTTGTGAGTGATGGTGTTACGGTCACATATCCATCTGGCAGAAAAGACACGATTGAAACAGCAGTAGCACGCTCTGTCAGAACTGGTGTGGCTCAGGCGTGTGCTGATATTCAGTTAGCAAGAATGAAAGAAATGGGATATGGTTTAGTACTGACATCGGCACATATAGGAAGCCGCCCAAGCCATGAAGTATGGCAAGGGCAGGTATTTTCTATAGATTGGGAAAAATTAAAAGAAATCAAGCCGGAGTTTTTTCGAGAGCGAGACACATCAGAATACCGTAGAATGCTGGAGCAAAAAGCAAGTCAATATCCAGATTTTATTGAAAACTGTCATTATGGCGAAGCTGATGGAATATGTGGAGTAAATTGCAGACATCATTTTTCAGTTTGGGCGGAAGGAATGCCGAATCCCTACGCAGAACTATCGGCACAGGATAAAGCCAACAAAGGCGAACAATACGAAAAAGAGCAAAAACAACGTACTTACGAACGCAGAATCCGCAAAACAAAAAGAGAGGTTCTTGGACTGCAAGCAGGAGTTGACAATGCACCGAATGAAAAGGCAAAATTCGCATTACAGCAAGACCTTGACCGGAAATCTTATCTACTCCAAAAACAAAATGCTGCATACAAAGATTACTGCAAACAGAACGACCTGAGAGAACTGCAAGACCGACTCATGATAGCTAAGTGGAATCGCCAGAACGCCGCAAAAGCCAGAGGAGCGGCAAAGCGATATAAAACAGCAAAGGGGATTGACTGATGGATAGATGGGAGTATTTCAATCCGAATCCTGTTAAGGGTAAGAGAACCGGAGATTGTGTTGTCCGAGCAATATGTAAAGCAACCGGCTTCGACTGGGAAACGGTTTTTACCGGATTAATGATACAGGCATGTACTCTGTCAGATATGCCATCAGCTAATTACGTCTGGGGAGCGTATCTTTATAAGCATGGATACAGACGCAAACTGATTGAACAATCAGAACGATATATCTATACAGTCAACGACTTTTGTGCAGATCATCCAACAGGCACATATATCCTCTGCATAGATGGTCATGTGGTGACAGTGCAAGAGGGCAAATATTACGATACATGGGATAGTGGAAACGAAGTCCCGGTATATTACTGGGAAAAGGAGTAGCTAAATGAGCATACAGGAATTTATTCAATTGTTTCTTTCAGTCTGCGGAGGGGTGTCCATTGTCGGAGGGGCGGCGGCAGTAATCTTTAAGTGGATTACTCCGGCGTTCCGACTCAATAAGCGAGTAGAGACGCTGGAAGAACATGATAGGCGAGATTATGAAAGTCTTCGAAGAATCGCAGAACGAGATTCATTAATTCTGGAAGTGTTATCAACCATGCTAGACAGTCAGATCAACGGGGACAATGTCGAGGAATTAAAAAAAACAAAACAGAAGCTTACAAATTATCTTGCACAGAATCAGCGTTAATTGCATTAATAAGAGGTATGCTCATGAAATTATATGTGTTCACTAAGAAAGATATAGATAGGTTCTTGATAGAGTGTAATTTCACGCCGGACGAAGAAAGATTGTTCCGGCTGAGATGTAAAGAATACACGCTTGAATACTGCGCTGAACAAATGAATGTGAGCATATCTACGGCGAAACGATTGAGCCGGCGGGTAAACAATAAAATAATTAAAGTATGCTGATACTTTTCAGATACTAATTAGAGCCAGAAACGACCTGTTTCCGGTTCTTTTTTTATGCAAAAATATAGCTATAGAAAGTCATAGAATAAGTCATAGGAGGTGTACGAGATGGCATTATATAACAATCCTTATCAATATAGTTTTGGCGTTCCGGGACAGATGAATCAATTTCAGCAACAGCCTGTCCAGATGCCAGCTCAACCAGTACAACAGCAGCAGAACAATAATGGTATCCTGTGGGTATCCGGCGAAGTCGGCGCAAAATCCTATCTGGTAGCACCCGGGACAAGTGTTTTACTGATGGATTCAGAATCAGAGAAATTTTATATAAAATCCACAGACGTATCCGGCATGCCGCAGCCACTGCGAACGTTTGAATACAACGAGGTAGGCTCTCAGATGCCGCCTAAACAGACTGTTCAGAACATGGACAGTAAATACGTCACCAGACAGGAATACGACGATTTAAAGGGCAAATACGAAGCTATCATAAACCGATTAAATTCATTTTCTGAACCTGTTAGAGCTAATACCGTACAGGAATCAGCAGCCAAGGGAGGAAATGCAGATGAGTAATCCATTATTTAACACCCTCGGTGGTGGGATGCCGCAGGGAAATGGGCTAATGCAGATGATACAGCAGTTTATGCAGTTCAAACAGAATTTTAAGGGAGACCCGAAGGAAGAAGTTCAGAAGATGTTACAGTCTGGGAAGATTTCCCAACAGCAACTCAATCAAGTTCAACAGATGGCAGGGCAGTTTCAAAATCTGCTGAAGAATATGAAATAGTACATTACAATCTGGCCAGATTGATGTAAATACACAAAAAGGAGATTATAACTATGGATGGAAATTATAGCTTAGCAGATATTGCCGCTGCTACTGGAAACGGTAGAAATAATGACGGCATGTTTGGTGGAGATGGTAGCTGGTGGATTATTGTTTTATTCATTTTTGCTTTCTTTGGATGGGGAAACAACGGCTGGGGCAATAATGGCAATGGTGGCGGATATGCAGCCACAGCAGCTACTCAGGCAGATATCCAGAGAGGATTTGACAATTCCGCTGTGATTAGCAAACTTGACGGAATCAATAACGGTCTCTGTGACGGATTCTATTCAATGAACAATGGTATGCTTACCGGATTCAACGGAATCAACACAAACATCATGCAGACTGGTTTCGGCATTCAGCAGGCTATTAACGCTGACACTGTAGCAAATATGCAGAATACCAATGCACTCCAGGCACAGCTTGCGAACTGTTGCTGCGAAACCAGAGAAGCAATTCAGGGCGTAAACTACAATATGGCGCAGAACACCTGTGCATTACAGAACACCATGAACAGCAACACAAGAGATATCATTGACAGCCAGAACGCAGGGACAAGAGCGATTCTTGACTATCTCTGCAATGAAAAGATTTCTAACCTGCAGGCTGAAAACAATGACCTCAGACGTGCCGCTTCTCAGGATCGCCAGAGTGCATTGCTTACAACTGCAATGGCTTCACAGACACAGCAGCTTATTAATGCGATTAATCCAGCACCGATCCCGGCATATCAGGTTCCTAACCCGAACACATTTTACGGATGTGGATGCAATACTGGATGCAATTGCTGATAACTTCATATCGAGAGTATCTTTCGATTGATTTCGGATGTCGGCTTATGCCGTATTACACAGAGGGGCAGGCTGAGACCTGTCCTTTTGTGATATGAAAGGGGTATTTTTATGGCAGAATTTACAAATGTGGCTGCTCAGACTGTAGCAGCAAATGGAAACGTAGTATTTTCAAGCACAGCAGTTAAAGGTTCTAACTGCATTCAGCACAGAGAGGGAAGTGGAATTATTACACTGAGAGGACTGACTAATCAGTGTAAAGCGAGATTCTTCGTGGATTTTTCTGGTAATATCGCAATTCCAACAGGCGGTACTGTCGAGGCTATCTCTCTGGCTATTGCAATTTCTGGCGAGCCTGTATTATCTTCACAGATGATTTCCACACCGGCAGCAGTAGACCAGTACAACAATGTGTCCTCTGGCATTTATATTGATGTACCTCGTGGATGCTGCGTTAATATCGCGGTAGAAAACACAAGCGATCAGGCAATTTCTGTTGCAAACGCAAACATTGTTGTAACCAGAGAAGCGTAGGAGGTGCAGTTATGAGAGATATTAAGGATTTATGCGCAAGAATCGAAGACGAGCTTTCCAAAATCGCTGATAATGGACTGACCACCGGAAATCTGGAAATGACATACAAGCTGATTGATATGTACAAAGATATCAAGAACACGCAGTACTGGGACAAAAAGGTGGAGTACTACAACGCTGTCCTTGATGAGATGCGTGGCGGATACAATGACGATTACAGCGAACGTGGAAGAAAGCGCGACAGCATGGGGAGGTACAGCTCAAATGATGGCAGAATGATGCCGGATTATGACAGAGGCAGTTCTTATGCCAGACGTGGTGAGCATTATGTTAGAGGGCATTACAGCCGTTCTGACGGACGGGATGCTTATGACGACTACATGACACAGAAACAGAGCTATCGTTCCGGCAAATCCGAGGACTGCAAGAGGAAGATGCTTGCCGCTCTGGAAGAACATCTGGACGAACTCACTACAGAAATGAGCGATATGTCCAAGGATGCAGAGTGCCGGGAAGAACGTGATCTTGTCAAGAGATACGTGGAAAAGCTCCGTGATATGCTCTAATTGGCTAAAACATGTACCACAACTTTTGGGAGGTTCTGTGGTAAAATGTATTCATAGGGAAGAATCGTAAGCAGAAATGCTTGACATAGACATTTTTATTGCTTTCCTCCTTTCTTTAAGCAGATGCGTGTCCTTAATAGAAACAGGTTCGGGGTGGAATCTGGAGGTTGAAAAGCGGATGCAATTTCCGACACGTATCATTGCCGTTAGTGCATGGCGGCATACCTCCTTGTGAGAGCATATAACTGAACAGTGGAATTCAACCCGTGCAGAGGTGCACGACCGTATAGGCGGTGTTGACGTAGCCCGAAACGTCTCGTGTTTAGGCATAGCACGTAAAATACCTTGCTAACCCGGGAATCCGGGTTATGTGGAACCTATCGGCTATAGGACAAATATCTATAGATACAAGTTTTCCAGTTCGACTCTGGAAGTTCCGCTTACCCTGCCAGTGGTCTAACTGGCTTAATCCACTTACCTGCGGCGGCAGGTCAATAAACACGACCAGGAGGATGTATATGCAGAAACTTATTGACACATTAAAATCATTTGGAATTGAAATCCCGGAGGATAAACAGGCAGATGTAAAGAAAGCACTTTCTGAACATTACAAGAATGCTAAAGAAGTAGCGAAAACTCTGTCGAAAGTCGAAGGTGAACGCGATGACTGGAAAGAACGTGCTGAGACAGCAGAAGAAACCTTAAAAGGGTTTGACGGTATCAACCCGGCAAACATTCAGACAGAGCTTGCTGGATGGAAGAAAAAAGCGGAGGACGCAGAAAAAGAGTTTAATGCGAAAATCTATGACCGCGATTTCTCAGATGCACTCAAAGCGGCACTCGACGATGTTAAATTTTCCAGCGAAGCAGCAAAGAAGTCTGTTATGGCAGACATTAAGGAAGCAGGCCTTAAGCTGAAAGATGGCAAAATCCTTGGTCTGAACGACCTGATTGAGCAGATGAAACAGTCTGACGCATCCGCTTTTGTGGATGAATCTCAGCAGCAGGCTCAGCAGAATCAGGCAAGATTTACCACTCACGTTAGACAGCAGCAGACACCGGGAAGTATGACCAAAAAAGATATCGAAGCAATCAAAGACCCGTCCGAGAGACAGGCTGCAATCGCTCAGAATATCCAGTTATTCCAGTGATTTTTTTACACCGACTATACATCAGGGTATAGCCGCTAACCCAATACCTTAACAATTATGGGTAGAAAGGATTTTTTATGCCAGCAAAAACAAATCTTATTATGACTAATGATATTCATGTCACGGCACGTGAGATTGACTTTGTTACCAGATTTGAAAGAAACTGGGAACACTTGCGCGAGATTCTTGGTATCATGCGTCCAATCAAAAAGACACCCGGAGCGGTTCTTAAATCAAAATACGCAGAAGGCACATTGCAGGACGGAAATGTTAAAGAGGGCGAGGAAATCCCTTACAGCAAATTCACTGTAAAAGAAAAGCCTTATGCAGAAATGAGCATTGAGAAGTACGCAAAGGCTGTATCTATTGAAGCAATCAAGGATCACGGTTATGAGAACGCCGTTCAGATGACCGATGATGAATTCCTTTTCCAGCTTCAGACCAATGTTACTGAAAGATTTTACGACTATCTGAAAACAGGTACCCTCACATTTACAGAAACTACTTTCCAGATGGCTTTGGCAATGGCCAAGGGTCGGGTTGAGAACAAATTCAAACAGATGCACAGAAATGTGACTGGTGTTGTTGGATTTGTCAACATTCTGGACGTATATGAATACCTCGGAGCAGCTGAGATCACTATCCAGAATCAGTTCGGATTCCAGTACATGAAAGATTTCATGGGCTTCAACACCATCTTCCTGTTATCCGAAAAGGAAATTCCAAGAGGAACAGTTATCGCTACCCCTGTTGAGAACATCGTACTGTACTATGTTGACCCGAACGAGTCCGATTTCGCAAGAGCAGGTCTTGTATACACTGTATCTGGTGAGACAAACCTGATCGGATTCCACACTCAGGGCAACTACCACACAGCAGTATCTGAAGCATTTGCAATCATGGGGCTTACCCTCTTTGCAGAGTACATTGATGCTATTGCTGTCGGAACCATCAACACAACTCAGACACTTGGAACTCTGACTGTAAACTCTGCAGCAGGAAGTAAAAGTGGAGATACTAAAGTGACCATTACTCCGGCAAAAGCAAGCGCAGGAAATGTGTACAAGTACAAAGTTGCATCATCTGAGACTGCCGTAGACTACGGACAGAATGTGAAGAACTGGAGCGCATGGGATGGAGAATCCGACATTACAGCAGCAACAGGGCAGGTAATCACAGTGGTCGAATGTGACAGTACCTATAAAGCACTAAGTGCTGGACATGCGACTGTAGCAGCAAAACCATAAATGTAGGAGGTAACTGGCATGGCTTATGCAGATTATAAATTCTATACAGAATCATTCGGCAATGTCGTGCCAGAAACCGACTTTCCACGACTGGCAGAAAGAGCCAGTGATTTTGTGGACACAATGACGTTTGACAGACTGGTGGACGGACTGCCAGCTGATAAGCGTTCACAGAAACGTATTAAAAAGGCGGTCTGTTCACTGGCTGAATTAATGTATCAGATTGAGCTTGCTGAGAAGAATGCTACCAATGCCGCTGTGAGCGGTACGTCAACTGCAATCGGGTCTGGTGGTAGCACAACAGGCATTGTAACATCTGTATCATCCGGCAGTGAATCCATCTCTTATGCAACGCCCCAGCAGAAAGCATCGGGCGCAAAAGAGTGGAGTGCAGTGTATGCCGCCGCCGGAGATGTACAAAAAACGAATGACTTACTCTTAAAGACAGCTTTGCCACTTCTAATGGGAGTAAGGACAGATGATGGAATACCGATTTTATATGCGGGGGTGTGAGTATGATTTGCAATAAAAAGGCTTATTCAGATATGCGAAAAGACTGTGAAAGCTGCCCAGACAAACAACAGTGTTGGAGCGGTAAAAATGTTGGAGTAGCCTATTTAGATGCAAGCATTATAGAAGAGGCATCACAGCCACTTATGAGAGAAACAAAGACTATAAATGTCGGTGGTGTACTCACAACGGTATATAAAGATGATATTGAAAGAGAAATATATAAGGCTTTGCGAGAGCCTTTTTCTCTGAATTTTGGAGCGTAAAGGAGTGATTATATGGACATTTCAACACTTGGCTCATGCATCGCAATCGTTATGATTTGCTACATCGTAGGAATGGGCTGTAAAGCATCAAAAAGAATCTCTGATGAATGGATTCCAGTGATCATGGCGGTTATTGGTGGCATTCTCGGAGCTGTCGGGATGGGAGTTATCCCGGACTTCCCGGCAACGGATTATATCACAGCGGTTGCGGTCGGTATGTTTAACGGATTATCGGCTACTGGCGTGAATCAGATTATTAAGCAGACAACGCAGAAAGAATAATATTAAGGAGAGGGTATCATGTACGAAAAAACGGTGACGATTTTTGACTATTACGAATCAGCCACGACAGGAGATGCGTACTGGTATCCTCATGTTTTATCCGGCGTTGACCTCATTACGGACAAGGGAGCAATCCTTAAAAAATATGGCGCAGAAGCAACTGACAACGCACAGTTACACGTTCGCTACACTGTCCAGAACGGCGATATAACCATTACTGACAAGGACGGCAAGATTCTTCCATACGTACCGCCTAAAGAGTGGAAAAGACAGATTAACAACGCTCTGGAAGACACTATCACATTCTCAGATGAATCGTTCTTCTGGGAGGGTGAGTGGACTGGTGGAACGGTAACTGACAGTGATTATCGGAGCGGATTCTATCAGTACATGAACGAGAATAAGGATAACGTATTCAAGATTACCAGTGTAGGCGGTCCGTATACGCTGATTCCGCATTTTGAGATTCTGGGTAAGTAATATGAGTAAGATTCATCATTTTAAAGGATTCTCTGTAGTTGACGGAGATATGAAAATCAAGCTGAATATGGACAGGTTCTCCAGACAGTATCAAGAAGCTCAGTATCTCCTTGATGGAATGGTTATGGACAGCATGGTTCCGTTCATGCCGATGATTACAGGGGACTTTATCAATCGAACAAGAGTTGAGAGTACATCCTTGCAAGGAACTGGGAAAGTGTGTGCGGCGGCGGCTCCTTATGGGCGTTTTCTGTACGAAGGAAAAGGAATGGTTGACGAATCAACCGGAAGCCCTTACGCAAGACGTGGAGCAAAAAAAGTACTTGTTAGCCAGTATTCCGGTCAGACAAACGCAAAAGAGAACCTGGAATACACCAAACAAGCGCACCCACGGACACAAGCCCATTGGTTTGATGCCGCAAAACGACAATACGGTGACACATGGCTTCGCAAGGTAAAAGCACAGGCAGGAGGTGGCAGACATGGCGGATAAACCTATCGGAAAAGATGCAACCGGATACGAGATTTTGACGGATGCCATGAAAGCACTTCTGAATCAGTATCCGGGGCTATACGAAAATGAAACAATCAAATTTGAGGAACTCGGCAAGGAATCAGGAATTGCATTCTCGGCAGACAACGGGGCGCTGGTCTATTCAGAAAAAGAAGATGTTTGCGGAATAATGCACCAAATTTGTCAGTACCCATTTTATGTAGTGTACCGAACAGCATCCGACAAGGAACGGCAGAAGTTATCTGTTCAGAAGTTCCTGGATAATCTCGGTAAATGGATATGTCGAGAACCAGTTATCATAAATGGCTCTGAGACACGCTTAAATGCTTTTCCAGAGCTTTCTCAAGGAAGAGTGATAAAACGTATAACCCGTGATAATTCCTATGGTTTAGAGCCACAGGAGAACGGCGTACAGGACTGGTTATTGCCATTATCGGTACGCTACGAAAACACTTATGAAGTAATATAACAAGCAACAACCGGCTATCAATTGGAGATAGTCGCTAACCTACACAGCCTTTTAAAAGTTATAGGCAGAAAGGACATTTCTATGGGAGTTACAGGCAAGATTGACCGTAAATATATGGCTCATTACATTGATGCAGGTTCCCTCTGCGGAGGACTGACACCGAAATATGAGCGTCTTGGAAAAGATCTGGAAGAGTATAACGTAGAACTCAATCCAGATACCAAAACATCTAAAAACATTCTCGGAGAATCCACATTCAAGCATAACGGCTATGAAGTTTCTTCTGACGCTGATCCGTTCTATGCAGACACTACTTCTGATCTGTTCACAGCGTTACAGAAGATTGTAGATGGACGTCTCAAAGACGACAACCTCAAAACAAAAGCAGTTGAGGTTCATCTCTGGACAGAAGCTACAGCAGGCAAATATGAAGCATATCAGCAGGATTGCTACGTTGTGCCGACTTCCTACGGCGGTGACACATCTGGCTATCAGATTCCATTTACTGTCAACTATGTTGGCGAACGTGTAAAAGGAAAATTTGATATCAGTTCCGGTACATTCACAGCTGACAGTGAATAAGCACATACACAAGGAGGATATGCTAAATGGCAAAAGTAATTAATACCAAAATTGATGATGGAATTTTTACATTCACGTTTACCAACAACGAAGACGAAGTTTTTTCTTCTTTCAAGCTTAACCCGACTGATATCAATGTAGCAGCACGTGCGGAGGAACTGGGAGAGTACTTTGACCAGCTTAAAAACTCTATTCAAAAAGTCACATCTGGTAAGGAAGTGGCAGAACTGAACAAACAGATCGAAGACAAAATCAACTATCTGCTCGGATATGAAGCATCAAAAGACCTGTTCAAGGAGCCGATCACAGCGACTACTGTATTCGGCAATGGTCAGGTATTCGCCTACATCGTACTTGACAAGATCGCAGAAGCAATCGCACCGGAAATCGAAAAGAGAAAAAAGAAAATGCAGGCAGCAGTCAATAAGTATACGGAGAAATATACAAAATGACCGCCTATGAGCTTCCCACCTCACTCAATATCAGTGGGGTGGATTTTTCTATTAGAACCGATTTTCGTGCAATCATTGATATTCTCATTGCGCAGAATGATCCAGAGTTAGACGAACAGGCAAAAGCAGTTGTTATGTTGCAGATTCTGTTCGAGGATTGGCAAAGCATACCATCAGAACATCTTGCAGAAGCTTGTCGGAAAGCTTGCGAGTTTATTGACTGTGGACAATCCGATACTGATCCGAACAATCCCAAACCACGTTTAATGGACTGGGAACAGGATGGAGACATGATCGTTCCTGCGGTAAACAAGGTTGCCGGTAAAGAAATCAGAGCCGTACTGTATATGCACTGGTGGACGTTCTTCGGGTACTTTATGGAATCCGGTGAATGCCTGTTCAATACAGTTGTTGGAATCCGGTCAAAAAAAGCAAAAGGTGAACGTCTGGATAAATGGGAAAAGAAATTCTATCAGGAAAATAAAAACACAATTGACATAAAAACACGTCTCAGCGAAGAAGAGCAAGCGTACAAGGATGCGCTGAATGAGATGTTAAACCTCAAATAGTTAGGAGGTGAATGTATGGCTGCTGATGGCTCAGTCATTATTGATACCAGAATGGATACAACCGGTGTCCAAAATGGCGTATCAGCTATAAAACAGTCATTTAACGGCCTTGGGAGTGCTGTAAAAAAAATCGCTCTGCTGATTGGCGGAGCGTTTGCAGTTGGCAAGTTAGCACAGTTCGGAAAAGAGTGCGTGGAACTCGGCTCTGACCTTACAGAAGTGCAGAACGTGGTCGATGTTACATTTACCACCATGTCCGACAAAGTTAATGAATTTGCGAAGAACGCAATAACCTCAGCCGGACTGTCAGAGACAATGGCAAAAAGGTATGTTGGTACGTTTGGAGCAATGTCTAAGTCGTTCGGATTTTCCGAAGCGCAGGCTTATGATATGTCAACAGCTTTGACACAGCTAACTGGTGATGTGGCATCATTCTACAACATCAGTCAGGACTTGGCTTATATCAAACTGAAATCAGTGTTTACGGGTGAAACGGAAACATTGAAAGATCTTGGCGTGGTAATGACCCAGTCAGCGCTTGACCAGTACGCATTGGCTAATGGCTATGGCAAAACCACATCTGAAATGACCGAACAGGAGAAAGTTGCCCTCCGTCTGGCTTTTGTGCAGAAACAGTTATCGGCTGCATCTGGCGACTTCATCCGTACTTCTGACAGCTGGGCGAACCAGGTGCGAGTGATGCAGTTGCAGTTGCAGTCCCTCAAGGCAACAGTCGGACAGGGGCTGATTAATATTTTTACACCTGTTCTGAAAGTAATCAATATTCTTCTCGGTAAACTGGCGACTCTGGCAAACGCATTTAAGTCATTCACGGAGCTTATTACTGGCAAGAAATCTTCCGGTCAAACGAGCGGAAGCGGAGCGGGTCTTGCCGGAACAGACGCGATCGCAGATACAGCAGATCAGTATGGACAGGCAGCGGATAATGCAGAGAAACTGGCAGATGCCACGAACGACAATGCAAAAGCCACAAAAAAAGCGAATAAGGAAACAAAAAACTATCTTTCGTCACTTGATGAAGTTCACAAAGCCACATCTACTGGCAGCAATTCATCTTCCACACCATCTTCATCTGGTGGAAGTGGTGGAGCAGGTAACAGCGGTCTTCCAAGTTCAGTTGGTAATGTGGACTACGGAAATCTCGCAGAAGGTGAAACCGCGCTTGATAAGATTAGCGATTCCGCAAAGAAACTTGCTGACCTTCTCAAAAAACTCTGGAAACCGTTCCGGGAAGCATGGAAAAAAGAGGGTAAGAATACCATTGAAGCGGCAAAAAACGCTTTGTCGGGAATTGCAAAACTCGCTAAGAGTGTAGGTAAAAGCCTTGTAGAGGTCTGGACAAATGGCACAGGCGCAACGATGCTTACGACCATGCTGAGGATTGCTCAGAACGTTCTTAAAACTATCGGGAATATTGCATCCGGTTTTGCGGATGCGTGGAATAAGAACAATGTTGGAACGCAGATCATACAGAACATTGCAGACGCCCTTGTGGTGGTTATGCAGTTTGTTGAAAAAATCGCAGAGGATACAGCAACATGGGCGGCGAACCTTAATTTCTATCCTCTACTGGAATCTATCAGTAATCTAACAAGTACGTTTGCGCCAATTCTGGAATCTATCGGAAATGTTCTTGAATGGATTTATAACAATATTGTTCTTCCAATGCTGAAATGGCTGATTGAAACGGGAATTCCAATAGTGATCAACCTAGTGTCTGATTTGGCAAGATTTTTCGCAGACCATCAGCCAATTATCGAAGCATTCGGCGCAGCTCTGATCGGAGCATTTGCGGCAGCGAAGATTGCAGGCTTAGCTTCGAGAATCGCAGGAAGTATAACGACAGTAGCAAGTTTCATTAAGGGTCTTATTGCACTCATGACCGGCTCTGGCGGCATTATTGGTGGAATCAAAGCCATTGCGACAGCTGTCGGACCGGGCGGAATTTTTATAGCAGCAGTAACAGCTTGCATTGCGATTGGTGTATTGCTGTACAAAAACTGGGACAAAATAAAAGAAGTTGCAGGTGCGGTATGGAGTTGGATTAAAGACAAAACCATAGCTTTCGTCGATGGAATAAAATCCAAACTTAGTGATTTGGCAGAAAAGATTGTTTCTATTTGGAATGGTATCAAATCAAGTGCAAAAGAAAAGTGGAGCGCTATATGGTCCACTATAAAAGAAGTTGTAAAGAGGATAGTTGATGGAATCGTTGATAAATTCAAAAGTGCAAGAGACAAGGTTATTGATACGTTCGAGGGTATTAAAAACAAAGTTAAAGAGATATTCAATAAAGTTATCGGTATCGTAAATGGCGCAATCGGTACGGTGAACGGCGCGATCAGTGGAATTGAATCTGCAATGTCATTTGGTCCGTGGGAAGTGCCTACACCATTCGGCTCTAAGACGATCGGATTTAGCGCAAGCTTTCCAAGAGTACCGACTATTCCATATCTGGCAAAAGGTGCAGTTATTCCACCAAGAAGCGAATTTCTGGCTGTCCTGGGCGACCAGAAACAGGGCAATAACATTGAAACACCAGAAGCGCTGCTCAGAAAGATTGTTCGCGAAGAATCCGGAAGCAATTCCGGTGGAGATTATCATTTTACTGCTCAGATTAACCGAAGAACAGTATTTGATGAAATTATCGAAGAAGCAAAGTTAAGACGTGATACAAGCGGCAGAAACCCGTTTGAACTGGCATAGGAGGTGGAAGCGTGGCAACTATTCCAAAAAACATAACGGAACGATACAAAATGAATGGGGCTTCCATCTATCAGCCGGACAAAGATATGGGTTACAACCTTGAAACAACTTATTCAGAAGGTAGTAACCGTACGCAGTTTGGAAAAGCATTACTGACTCCACTATTTACAGTTGAACAATATAGCTATGAAGCATCAAACGTTCCAGTTGTAGAAGCAAACAAAATTCTCAAAATTATCGCAAAAGGAAAAACTTTCAATTTGTACCATTGGTCGCTTTACCACATGGCATGGAGAACTGACCCGTTTTATGTCGGAAAAGCAAGCCTAACTATTGGAGAAATTTCGCAAGACTTAAAATTTGTATCAAAAATATCTTTTAACATGCAGGGGGTGAATCCACTTGATTAATGTATCTGATACATTTAAGCAGAAATTAGCAGATGGCGAACCTGTCTGGGAGGTGGTGGATATCACCTTTCCTGATGGGAGAACCAAAACCGTACAGAACGAGATTATGAGCAGCAACAACTCATTTTCTGATTGTGCAGAAAGTAGCAGCTTTCCGATTGGCTGCGTTGTTTGTAAATCCATGACATTGGAGTTGGACAACACTTCTGATCAGTGGAAAAACTATAATTTCTACATGGCGAAAGTTCATGCGTATCTTAAAATGCAGACCTCTGTAGCAAGTCCGGCCGTGACAGATGAATTGTTGTATGAAAACTATGACCCAATTTTTGACCAGAGTGGCGGTGCGATTCTGGCAACAAAAGCAGCGACAGAAGACAGAGTCGAAACCATTGATAAAGGTATTTATACAATTACGACACCAGAACAATATGGCGAAATCCTTAGTTTTACCGCTTTGGACGATATGTATAAAACGAACGCAACTTATATATCTCATCTGGTTCTGCCACAGTCAATAGAGACTCTTGTTAGAGATGCGTGTGAGACTCTTGGTATTCCGTCAGAAGTCTCCATGGCTCATGGAAATCTGATCGTGTCAGAGATTCCGGAAAACATGACGTTTCGTCAGTTGTTCGGATGGGCAGCAATGCTTGAGACTGCGAACGCTCGCCTGGACAGCAGAGGATACTTGCGATTTATCAGATGGGATTTTTCCAATGTACAAGAAGATTACAACGCAGTAGTGGACGCTGATGGAAATGTAACATTTAAAGGCGGCGCAAGTATTGACTCAGAAAGTTTTATCAGTCCGACAGGGAACTGGACAATTGATAGTGATGGATTCTTGACACTGATCGAATCAGCAGCTGACACATCCGAAAAGCTCAAAGACTTTTTTACAAGTCCAACCGTTTCTAGTGATGATATTGTGATTACTGGAATCAAGCTAAAAAATAGAGAAAATGAAGCCATGTACGGAAGCACAGGATATGTTCTTAAATTGGAGAACGACCTTGTTGCGGATTCGGACTTGGACACGGTAGCTGCTCAAATTGGCGATTCCATAATTGGAGCTAAATTCCGTAACATGTCGGGAGAACTTGTATATAACCCACTCATTGAGTTTGGAGATATGGCATATACTTATGATCGCAAATGGAACAGATATATAACTCCGCTGACGGACGTTTCTTGTTCCGTTAATGGAAAGACTACTGTAAAAACTCAAGCCGACGACCCTATCAGAGGGCAGAGCAAGTTCCAGTCAGAATCCACTAAGGCAATCGTAGAGGCAAGGCGTCTTGTAAAAAAAGAAAAAACGGCCAGAGAAAAAGCAGTAGAGAAATTAGAAGAAACCTTAAAAAATTCTTCTGGATTATATGAAACATCAGTCACACAGGAAGATGGCAGTACTATCACATATCTGCATGACAAGCCTACACTCGCAGAATCAAAAAATGTAATTAAATTCACAGCAGAAGCCATTGGCGTATCCAATGATGGTGGTAAAACATATCCTTACGGTTTTTTTCTGACAGGCGATTTGATAGCAAAAATTCTGTACGCACATGGTATCAATGCTGATTATATTGACACAGGCGCACTGACTGTCAGAGATAGCGATGGAAACATAATCTTCCAGGTTGATATGGACACCAAAAAAGTAATCATCAGTGGTGATAATGTTGTAATTGGTGGTAGTTCTTTGCCGGATAAACTGACAAAAATGGACAACAATATTGCATCTGCCAAGAATATGACATTTCAGCTGTCGAACGATATGCAGACGATCACATCTGACGCAGACGGAAACATTCCGGTATTTCCAACAGTGGCAACTACAGCGAAAGTTATGTACGGCTCGTCAGATATCACAAATGATTGTAGCTATACCATTACAAAATCAGACAGTGTAACCGGCTCTTGGGATGTAGATACGCATACTTACACTGTCACAGGCTTGAGTGCAGACAATGGATGGGTGGATATTAAGGCAACGTACCTGATTAATCTTTCTATAACGAAGAGATTTACGATTTCCAAGCAGAAATCAGGGAAAAACGGAAAACAGCTTTATACATGGAGAAAATACGCATCCATGCCGGATGGCTCTGATATGAGTGATAGCCCAGATTATGTAAAACTTCTGGACAGCGCCGAAAGTCCCATACTGGACAGTACCGGGGATGAAATCTATACAGTCACAGAAGCAATCTATGTTGGAATTGCTGATAATAAAACTACAGAAACACCGTCTGATAATCCGAAAGATTACATTTGGAGCCGTTTTCGCGGCGAAGACGGAGCGGATGGAATTGGCATTCCGGGAGAGAACGGAGAAACTTCTTACATCCATACCGCTTATGCAAATAGTATTGACGGAACTGTGGACTTTTCCACAACTGATACAGATAGAATTTACATTGGCCATTATTCCGATTTCGAAAAGACGGACAGTGCAGACCCAGCGAAATATACATGGGCGAGAATGCGTGGAGAAGACGGGCCTCCAGGAAGAACGTATTACCTGAGAGCCAACGCAGGAGTCCTGATGATGGGACAGGATAAGAAAATAACTCCTAATCCATTCAAGGTTCATGCGTATTACAGAGATGGACAGGGTGACGAAGCAACTTTTAAAACCTGGTGGGTAGTAGAATACAGCAAAAATTCCGGAAAAACATGGACAAAACTGGCCTTTAATGTACAGACCAGTGGAATAACTATTAATCCAGATAGCTATTCTCTTGGTGCTGACGGAATGATACGTGCAACAATTTATACGGATTCCGGAAGAACTAAAATCGCCGATCAGCAGACATGGCAGGTTGCTGTTGACGTTGGCATGCTTACGCAGGAGCAGATTGTTGAGATATTGTCCAATGGCGGAGAATTTAAAGGCCTCTACTATCTGAATGGACATTTGTACATCAGTTTAGATGCATTGATGGGAAACGCCGCAATTCTAGGTGGAACCAAAAACGGCAACGGATACCTAAAGATTAAAGATAAAAAAGGCACCGTGAAGGGACTGATAGATTACTCAGGCTACACTGCATTTACAAGCTATGAAGAAAATTCTACGCGCATGAAATATACAGGAATTTGTTTTTCAGATACTGGAATAAATCCTGTTAGTGCCGAAAAATACTTTAGCAGCACTGCGGACATTGAATACGTTGAAACGGCGTGGGGAATCGACTGGACTGCCGAAGAGCTTAATATTAGTGCAACAGAAGTATCGGCTGATACCGGTACATTTGGAGATTTAACTGTTACTAATTCTGCATCTTTTGCAAAATCGCCAAAGATAGAAAACATGGAGTATACGACATCATCAAATACTATTTGTTGGGATGGACGTACAGGATACAAACAGCTGATGCTGAAATCTTCATCCTCGAAACGCTATAAAGATATTGGAAACAATATTGCAGAACAAGAAATTGAAGAATGGTACAATATCGAACCAACATGGGCGAAATATAAAGAGGGATATCTAGTTAAAGAGGACGAGAATGAAGGAAGATATATCCCGATGTTTATTGCTGAGAATGTAGAAGCATTCTTTCCGGAAGCTACTCGGCATCAAAACGGACTTGTTGAGGACTGGAACGAACGTATCATGATACCGGCTATGTTTGCGATGATTAAAAGCCAGAAAGAACAGCTTGACCGACAGGAGAAACTAATTAATCAGCTCTATAAAAAGCTCAATATAGAAAAGGAGAATTAATATGGCAAAATTTAATGAATACCCAAGTAAAACTACCCCAGAAGATGCAGATACCTTAATGCTCTATGATGCAGCTACAAAATCAAACAAACTTTCAACATTCAGCGGAATCTGGAACTGGATTGTTGGAAAACTGACAAATGCGGTCATCAGTAACTTGCAGACGAGCAACAAGACGGTACTGGGGGCGATTAATGAATTAAATAGTAACAAAACTTCTAGTACCTTACTTGAACTCTCTGATAACATTGATAATTTTTTAAATAAAACAAGTTCGCCTACGGCATATTTTGTCTGGGGAACCATCGGCGGACTTTTCGGAGGATGGGCATGGGGCGTTTTAATATGTAGCAAAGGAATTGCAAATTTTATAGGAATAAGAAATGATAATAAGACTTTAGCTATGGCTCATTATGAAAATGGTGCATGGAGCAAAATTTCTACTTAGAGTTAATTTTCCTATTCCCATTTAGTTGATTAAGAAACTTTGAAATCATGAAAGGAGTTGATAAATTGGAAATTAAAGGCATTGACGTATCGGCACACCAAGGAAAAATTAATTGGGATACCGTGGCAAATTACGGCATGGACTTTGCAATATTGCGTATCACAGAAGTTGGTAACGTAATTGATTCTCAGTTTGAGAATAATTTTGCCGGTTGCAGCAAACACAAAATTCCAGTAGGTGTATACAAGTATTCCTACGCTTCAATAGTATCTGAAGCCCAGAACGAAGCCAGAAAGGTTGTTTCCGTATTGAATGGAAGAAAAATTCAGTTTCCAGTATTTCTGGATTTGGAACACAATAATCAGCGTACACTTGGCTCTGAAAGCATTCACAAGATGGCTGATGCGTTCCGTGAAATCGTGGAATCCGCAGGATATAAGTTCGGAATTTACTGCAACGTTGATTGGTACAATACCGTGATTTGCAGTCACCTCAAAAAGCATGATTTCTGGATTGCCAGATATCCGGCAAATGATAAGGGGACAGTAGTTGAGAGATTACGTCCAAGTTGGGGCGTTGGCTGGCAGTACAGCTCAAAAGCAACGATTCCAGGAATTAATGCCAAAGTTGATAGAAATGTATTTTATAAAGATTATACAGAAGCAAAGGAGAGTGGAACAATGGCAAAGACAAAAGAACAGATTATCCAGAATGTGAGAAACGATGCAGTAAGCTTTGCAGTAAATATTGCGAATGATAACAGTCATGGATACAGTCAGAGAATTAGGAGTTTATACGAAATTAACATTCCGAAATCTTTCGACTGTAGCTCATTGGCGCTTACTGCTTATTACTATGCGTTCCTCAAAAATGGGCTTACCAAACAGGCACGTTATCTCAAAGAGAATTGCTCTTATACTGGCAATATGCTCAAGATGCTGAATGCCGGATTTGAGGTTGTTGCTAGGAATCAGACAGCGCATGCGCAGATGATCAAAGGCGATCTGGAACTGGCGGACAATAATTCGAATGGATCCAATAGTCATGTAGCGATGGCGATTGATAAAAATAATATCGTACACGCCAGATCATCCGAGGGAACCGCCGATACAAAGGACAACTCCGGAAATGAAATCCGTACACAGCCCTGGTACCTGTATAGTCACGGATGGACGCATCGTCTTAGATTTACTGGAAAAGGGATTGATTTTAGTGGACTTACCAATACTACTGGAAGTAAGCCTACCGCAAAACCATCAACTAGCACAAAACCATCAACGGCCACATCGAAAGGAGCCGGTTATATGTTTGAGCCAAAATTAGTAAAACTTGGAAGCGAAGGAACTTCTGTCCTGTTACTGCAGGAGATTTTAATTGCCAGAGGATTCAAAGGAAAGAATGGAAAAGCCCTGAGCTTATCCAGAAAGGCAGATGCAAATACCATTTACGCATTAAAACAGTATCAGAAATCCAGAAATGGAGTACTGGTGGTAGATGGAGAGTGTGGCGAGAACACCTGGAAAGATTTGATTGCAATCTAAAAAGCATAAAACTTAAGCCCCTTGGAGGTTACTCCTTGGGGCTGTTTTTTACATATTGTATCAAATTCGTGTTGCATTTCGTGTTGCATAGTTCTTCTTTTTTATGCCAAAACTGGCAAAATAACATATTTTATGAGCTAATTTGAAATTGCCGAAACCATTGAAAACACTACGTTCTTTGCGAGAACCAGTGAATACAAGATTTTCATAAAAATGCGGATGACAGGACTTGAACCTGCAAGAAAAATCCTAATATACGCTATTTTTCAGCACTTTCTTTTTTCGTGTTGCATTTTGTGTTGCATAGCTTGGAAAAATAATCATTCCCAATTTCATTCATCTCTTTTTCTCGATCAACCAGAACGTGCCGATATACATTTTTTAATGTGGTATCATCCTCCCAACCGCCGCGCTGCATAATATATACATCTGGAATTCCAAGAGTATGCAATTCAGATGCGCAATAATGACGCAAATCATGGAATCGAAAATGATGAATCTGATTATCCTCTAAAACATCAGCGAATCTATTAGATATTTGTGCCGGATTTAAATTTGTTATTTTTCCATGTATACCTTTAAGTTTTTCTGCAACGAAATCCGGAAATGGAATAAAACGATCGCCAGCAAAAGATTTTGGTCTTTTGATAACCCAACCATGAGAATCGTTCATAACCATTGCATATTCGACATGTACTATGTTCTGCTTGATATGATCAGAATTAAGCGCGCAGATTTCTGACCGCCTCATTGGACCGAATGCTGCCAGAAGAACAGGTATCTCTAATTCACTACCTACAGTACATTCAATTACCTTTTTGACTTCGGCAGATGTAGGTACATAGATTTTCGGTCTTACCTTTTTAGGTAAGGAAGTTCTTAAGATGAAATCCGAACGATAGGTCTTCAAGACAGTAGAAAGAAAGCCATGCATATTGTACACAGTTTTTGGCGAATGAGTAAGTGCTTCACGATTCATTTCAGCTTGAACATCCTCTTGAGTGATTTCCATTATATTTAATGGCATAAGTTTAGCCATGTCTCTTTTGACAGATCGCTTATATTCTCTAATAGTTCCAGGGGATAAGACGCCTGTTCTGCTTTCGATGTATTTATTACATGCCTCTTTTAATGTCATATCTTCTGGTGGAGCATATCGCGCAGTCAATACTTCACTTTCTTTTTTTGCTGCCCATTCGGCAGCCATTTGCTCACAGATTCGCTTCCCTTTTTTGCTAGGATCTGAGCATGTAAAAGATTTATAAACCCTTTTCTTTTTGATAGTCCCGTCTGATAACGGGATTTCTTCGATGTGGCTGAATGCCTGACATCTCCATGAGCCAGATGGCAGTTTTTTTGCAGTTGCCATTTCTTTTCCTCCTTATTAACCGAACAAACTTTCTGACTTGTCCGAACACACCGAAGATGATACAATATGACTTGTCAGGCGATACGTTTCACTTCAGTATGCTTTGCGGAACGTAAAAATATTTTTCTTTTTTTTTAAAAACCGGTCCTCGTTGGTAGCGAGAGCCGGTCTTTTTTAGCATTTATTCTATTTCATCAATATCAAGAGAATATCCAAGCACTTCTCCGACATCCGTACATTTTCCTTTCAATGTAACAGTGTCACCTTTTGACATAGATGCTATTTTAGCTTTCTGGTCGTCGTTTTTGATGTAACACTGAACTCCAATAATCTCAAAATCTCCATCAGCCATGAGATCAATATATTTTCCGGCTGCATCAATGTTTGTGAGCTTTCCGGTAATCTCAAGGTATTTACCTTTATATTTGTCAGACGCTCCCATAGCGTTATTATTAAGGGCATCCATCATGTCATTTACAGATACAGATGTATATTCGATTGACTCAGATTCCTGTTTCTGACTGTCTGAAGCAGTTGCTTCTGTTTGTTTTGTCGTACTATCAGCGGATTTATCTTCGCCTGTGACAGCACCGATAACCACTCCTATGATAAGTATTAATACAACCCATTTTAATATTCCGCTTTTTTGTTTCTTTCTACAATGTGGACATATTTTTGCATCTTTTGGAATGTCCATCTTGCAATGTTTGCACTTCTTGGTTTTTTCTTCGCTCATGCTTTATCTCCCTCCAATGACGTAGTTTTCATATTTTTCTCTTATTTTTGCAAATTCTCTTTGCCTGATCGGGACGATCGCGCCAGATACCATCGTAAAAAAATGGCTTACTTCGCTTACCTCGTCCATATTAACTATATAGCTCTGGTGGCAGCGCAAAAATCTTCCGTCAAGACTCTTTTCGATATCATTGAGCTTTCCTCGTTCCTTGTGCGATATTCCGCACGTGCAATGGATCATTATGTATTTGTTCTGGCTTTCGATGTATTCAATACGCCGGAATTCAGCTCTGTGAAAGTAATCCTTGTTCTTGATGGTAAGCGTTTTTTCACGGATATTTTCAAGAGTCTGCTCAACAACTGAATACATTCTTCCATGCTCAGATCCTTTAATGATATAATGAACCGGTAGCACATCAAGTGCATCAAATACATATTCTTTGTGTTTTGTCCAAAAAGTGATATTTCCATAGTATCCGATTTTTCTTAATCTTTTGGCAATCTCTATGCCATTTTCTCCGTTGATGGAGACATCA